AAAGCGAAGCTCGCAGTGCCGGATCCGGTGGCCACGAGGCCTTGGAGTGCCGGGAAAATGCTGCGCTGCATGCGCGGTGAGATGTGGACCGACAATCCTTCCACGTCATCGATGGGAAAACCTTCATCGGCGAGCACCTGCAGAGCGTTCAAATACGTGTCAGGAGTTGAGGGCACCGTTCCCGGTGTTCCCACTTCCGCCGGCACGTTGATGAACTGCTGCAGACCGTCGTAGTCGATGTCGTTGGCGAGCTGGACGATCTTTGGTTTGGTGACGCGGTTGGTGAAATCATCGAGCGACAAAGACAGATCGGACGAGGTGAAGCCTGCGGCCTGCTGGTACTGCTTGTTAAGCGCCAGAGGTACCGAGCGTTCGATGTAGTCCTGGAGTTGAATCCCCTGGCCCGCAGTGGAAACAGAACGCGCGGGTTTGCGGATGTTGATGATATAGCCGATCTTCGCGCCGGTGCGGCCGAATTTATCGTCGTAGCGGCGGACCACTTTCTTGGTGAAGGAGACGGAGTTTTCAAGCACCATCAAGTTCTTGAAGCTGATCTCCTGGTTGGTAAGGATCATGTTTGACAAGGTGAATTCTCCTGTTTACGCTCCCCGGCGCTGGGCGGCTTTAAAGGCTTTGAAATCCTTGTTGTTGGCGGCTTCGCGCGAGGTGAGCGATGAGGTGGTGGCCGAAGTCGAGACCGGCGTGACCGGCGCGGGCAGTTTCTTCGGCGGGATTTTTCTTTCCGCGTTGCCTGGAGTCTTGCTCTTCAGTTTGTCGGCCAGTCGGCCAACTTCAATGGCGGCGCGGTACGGTGTCATCTCGCCAAGCCTGTCGATTTCCTCGGGATGCTGCCCCAGGTAGTAGGTCACTGCGGGCCCCTCTTTTCCGAGATCGACAATGGCGAAGTAAACGGGATCGGGAATGGGTAGTTCTTGGTTGACTACATCGTCCCAGTCGTCGTGTTCCTCTTTGAACTCCGGCACTGAGGTTTGGTAGTGGGTGAAATTCTTTCGCATCTTCGCCTCGAGAGCGGTCTTCGATTGCTCGGCTTGCTCTTTGGCGCGGCGAAGCTGGTAGCGGTAGTCGAACATGGCGTCGTCGTATTCGGCATCGGTCTTAAAGTCTTTGCGCTCGGGCGCTTTGGGCGCGGCCGCGACAGGCTCTTTCTTTTCGCCGCCCCTGCCTTCGAGGGCAGCCACGCGATCGGCGAGCCGGCGGTTCTCATCCTTCAGGTCCTTGGTGGCCTTTTCGACCGCTTTCTGGCGTCGTGATTTCTTGGGCAAGGCGGCGAGACGTGCGGCTTCGGCTGCTTCCTCGGCCTCCTCCTGCGCGGTGGCAAAGGTCTCTTGCGCCTCGGCGAACTCTTCGTCCGTCTTGAAATCTTCGCGCTTCGGCTCGACTGGCGTTTCGACGGCCGCGGCTGCCGGTTTCTCCGGTTCGTGCCCGTTTTCGGTCAGAACTTTCTCGATCGCTTCTTGTGTGGCCCCGACTGACGAACTGGCCATAACGATTCCTGATGGTGTCATCACTTCCTCCTGGTTTGGGTGTGTGGTGTGTTTTGCTACTGAACTGGTTGCGGCCGCGGTGTTGGAGCGGCTGGCGTGATCGGTTGCACCTTGGGTTCAACTTGTCCCGGCAATTCGGGCGTGTCCGGTGGGGCGCCGGCGTCGTCCGAGATCGACATATTCTCGTGCAGCACCTGCAGGCGCTGGGAAATCGCTTCAAGCTGCGCATCCATCTGGGCCTGCGCGGCCGCGTCCTGCGATTTCAGCCGCTGCAGCATGAGCTGCGTCCAGTTGTTCATCAGCGCCACGCGCTCGCGGCTTTCTAGATCGAGCCGCTTGGTGCGTATGGTGTCGGACGCGCGATTCAGCTCCTGCAGCATCTGGTTGTGCATCTGCGAGAGCTGGGCGAGCTGCGCCTGCGCCGCGTTGAACTTCGCCTGCAGGTCCTCGGAGTCGGTGTCCTGTAGATTCGGCGGCAGCATTTTCTTAAAACGATCGGCGAGGACGTCGGCGTCGGGAAAGTCGGCGTTTTTGGCCCAGATATCACCCACGATCGGCAGCATCACTTCCGGATTCTCGTTGATCACCATCGTCATCGCCCGGAACGCCTCTTGCCGCGCGGCTTTGTACATCGGCCCGGTCGAGAGCACGAGATCGTAATCGCCAACTCCCACGTCGTAGGCTTTCTTGAGGCCCATCTGCTCGTTGATGAGTTTTTGCGCGTCGGCGGAGTTGGTGTCGTTCTGGGAGTTGTAGATCACCGCATGGCGCACGCTGTCGTCGGGGTTCACGATGCGCTGCACACGCGCGGAGTTGATGCACTTCGGCCAGAGATCGAGCAGGATTACGCCCTGCCAGGCGATCGTTTGATTCAGATTGTCGTGCCAAGAGACGGCGCCGGTGTCGGTCTGCTGCTGGCGGGTGAGAATGGCAAATCCGGAGTCCGGCTGACTGCCCGATTCTTCGCCGAGCGACGGCCCGTAGATGCCGATCACGGCTTTCATGTCGTAGTCGGCCTGCTTGATGACCTCCGACATCGCCTGGATCGGAGCTTCGCGGCCGGCACGCTGCGGCGGAGGCAACTCCTTCCCGTTGGCGTCATAAGCCTTGAAATATATGTGGGAAAAGTTCTTGCGGTTCATCTGGCGGTAGTCGTTGTCCCATTGCGCGTTCTCCTCGGGCACCAACAGCGGGTCTTTCGAGACCAGATCCACCTGCTCGACTTGCCGGGTCACCATGAAGTCGTAGATACGCTGGGCATCACGGTAATCGCGCACCATCCCGGCGCGATAGATTTTTCCGTTGACATTCAACCGCACTCCGTTCACTTCAGGGAAGGGAAGGTAGCGGCCCAGCCAGTCGTATTTTTGGATGATCGAGATGGCGTCGTGCTTGATGCAGTGCACGTTGCGGATAATGGTGTCGCGCTCATCGACCACACGCGCCTTGGTGAGATCGTCGATGATCTTTTCTTTCAGTATGGTGGTTCCGTCGTCGAGCAAGCAAAGCACCTTGGCCTGCAGTTCAATCCACCAATATTCCGCCACCCGGACACCGTCTTTGGTGACCCAGCCTGGCTCAGCATTGCCCTGAGAGCTGGGGAATGAAAGTTTCTTCAGCTCGGTGTCTCCGAACTCGGCAATGTAGTCGGCTTTCGAGTAATCGCGGATCACGTGGCCCCAGAGCGGATCGGTGCCGTCCGGACGGCGCACGGGCGAAAGATAGACCGCGAAGGGGTTCTCGATCGCTTGAATGCGGGGCTCTTGATCGAACGATGTGTCCGAAACGTACTCTGTGTTGACTCGCCACGGGCACACGCCGATCCGCATCATCATGTCGTAGCTGCTGTCGTAAGTGTTGTCCGCCCTGCTGACGACTTCAATGTGCCGCAGCACGCCCTGGTGGATCTTCGCCGCTTCGCGGTCCGCGCCGTTGCCCACGGGACTCACCAGCATGGCGGGGCGGTGCTGGCGTTCTTCGCCGGTGTACTGCCGCAAAAAGGCTGGCGCCCGGTTGATGGTGAGGCAGGGCTTGCCTTCGATTTCACGATTGGCTTTGACGGCCTCGTCCCATTGCCCGGTGCCGATCGAGAACTTCAGATCTTCGAGCGCCTGGCGGCGCCAGTCTGACTCGGCCTCGGCGGTGATCTTAAACCGCTTCAGCGAGGTCGTGATCAGCTCTTCAGAGTCCGAGATGCGCTTGTTGCGCTTTTTCGATTTGGACGAGAGGACTACAGGCAAGCGGCCATCTCCTCGATCGAGACGTTTTCCACGACCCGCACGTCGGCTTCCTGACAGAGCACCACATTCGGGCCGCGCCCTTCGTAATCACATGACCAGGACTCCCAGTCGGAGTAGTGGCCGATCACCACGCGATCGCCCGGCTTCAAGGTGGTGGGAATGAAGTACTGCCTGGTGTTCTCCCAGGTTTCGCCCGGCTTTTCGTGCCACTTCCCAGGGCCGACTGCCACTACAGTTCCGGTCCGCGTGCCGATCTCCTGGTTGCGGGCGATGTCAGGGATCACCAGGCGCGGGCTTGCGGGGCGTTCACCATCGAGCACAACGAGGATGTGATTGCCCATCGGTTTGACCTTTAAAGGGTCAAACCACAGCCCGCCCGCCTGGGTGCGTTGTGGGCGCCAGGTCTCAGATGACACCGGCGCGTGCTTGATGGCTTCGCGAGTGAGAGGCATTTTAGAGAGGAATTCGCATCCAGCCGATTTGGGTGCGCCACACGTGGACGTCGCAGATCGGGCGGTGTGGCGAGAGATACAAACAAAACCCCCTGAACCAATCACAGGGAAAAATATAGAAGTAGCAATCCACGAAAGCCTTCACGCCAGGTCGCTCAGTTTCTTCATGCCGCCGTGGACTTTCGCTTCATGCTTTTTCTGCATGCGCTTGCCCTTGGGGGTTTCTTTGTTCCCGCGCATGGCGCCCAGGTTGTTCATGGCGCCATAGACGTAGCGATCGGCACGTTTGCCTTCGAAGCCTTTGGCCGCGGCCTTCTTCTTCAGCTTCGCTTCGAGAAATGCCGGCATCTATTTGCAGCCGCGCTCTGTGCCGCAGGCGCGCGCGTTGGCGTGGTAGGTGGAGGGCAAGCCGCCCGAGCCGATCTTCTTGTTGGCCGGCTTTTCCGTTTTGATGGTTTTGGTGTTCTGTAGTCCCGAGCCGATGCCGGGTTTCGCTGCTTTGCCTTTCATGGTTATTCGGTCTCCTCTTCTTCGGTTTGAGATTCGTCGCCGTTGCCTTCTGCATTGGTCATGAGCGGAATTCCGCCGTGTTTCACCAGGTGCTTCATGATGTGCTCGCCGCCCTGGGATTTGCCTTCGGCGTTGAACTTCACTTCCTTCGACTCGTGGTCGTAGCCCGTGTAAACGTGCTTCACGATGTGGCCGCCGCCGAGCTGGGGATGGAGCTCAAGGTGGTCAAGAGTTTTCGGGCTGCGCTTCTTTGCGGTCGATTCAGCTACTTGGATTCCGGCCATATTGGCTCCTTTTGAGTTCGCTCAGCCAGTCGCAGGACATGTGAAGAGCGGGACTGTTTTGCGCGACGGCTACTTCGATCAGGCGGTTGAGCATTTCCTTGGTGAGAATGTAAAACACCGGCTCGCGTACGCCGTCGATCAGGCTTACCCCATCCATGAGCCGTCTCCGGTGCGCTCCCAGGCGCTGATCACTGGCGGCTGCGCCGAGATCGGCTTAATGAATGTGACGGGCAGCGCGAACGTCAGCGCCAGCGCGTCGGCATCGTCGGGCGAAGAGGAATCCATTCCGGCTTTCGCAAGGCGTTTCTTCATCAGGTCTTTGGGTTCGAGCTTGATGCGCTGCTCGCGGTCCGGAATGAGCATCGGCTTTTGCAGATCCACCTGCAGCTCGCGGTCGTCGTCGATGGCGCCCCCTTCGCGCAACCAATCCTTCATCCCGCCCCACATCTCATCGCGGCGGAGAACGTAGAACTTGGAGTTCAGCGCCTGGTCGCCGAAGTTGATGCCCATGACGTTTTTGAAGCCGAGCTGCTGCAGGCCTGCGAGGATGGCGCCAGCGTTGCCACCGACGCCCGAGTTATCGAGGAACATCATCGACACCGCACTGCCGTCGTATTTCTTCCGTAAAATATCCGCCAATCGTTCGCGCACGACGGTAGGGTTCTTTGTGTGTTCGCCGCGAATTTTGACTGGCGGAATTGTGCGCGCGTCAAGCCCTCGCCGGAAACGGATCACGGTATCATCGGAGCCGCCCCAGGAGAGATCGACGCCGGCGATCAGGGCGTCATCGTCCAACTTGACCGCGGTTCGCGTCTGCGCGGCTTCGATGATGTCGAGCGGGATGAACTTGCCTTCACCGCCCAGCGGGTAAAGCCCGAGCCAGCGTACGCGGACGTGATCGGAGTTTTCGCCATAGACGGCGATGTCTTCGTTGATTTCCTCGACGTTCACGCCCTCGACGGTCCGGGAGTCGATGACCTCGGGGTTCCAGCGATGCCGCTGGCTGCCGAACACCGCGTCGAACATGAAACCATCGGAGCGCGTGCATTGACTGGCCGCAAGCCAGATGATCTCGGTGCGGGTGTCGGTCATCGCGCCTTCCTGCGTCTTCCAGATCACATCGGGAATGCCGGCGGATTCGTCGTAGAGGATGATCAGCCGCTTGCCTTTGTTGTGGGCGCCAGCCGAAGCCTGGGGATTTTCTTCCGACCAGGTGTTGAAGTCCGCGCGCCAGGTGGTCTCGTGGCCCGATTCGCGCACCTTGATCGATGTCACGTTCACTTCGAACAGATCCGCGTTGGCGCCCAGGCGAAACCACTTCGCACATTCGGGCTGGGTTTTGGTCTTGAGCTGGTCGCCGGTGCCGGCCATGAGGATCACTTTGCAGTCTTCAAAGGTCGAGAGACCCCAGTGCGTGATCCAGGCAAACTCTGTCGTCTTGCCGATGCCGTGGCCCGAGGATTTGGCTTTGCGGAAGGGTTTGTAGCGGCTCTCAGGATTGCGCAGATGCTCCCCGAGTTCTTTTAAGAACTTGACCTGGTGCGCGCGCGGCCCAGCTTCGCCGGCGAGCTCGCCGGTTCCCCAGGGATAGGCGCACATCACAAAGCCGAGCGGATCATCGGTGAATTCCGCCAGCTCGCGCTGTATTTCAGCGAGAGGATTTATTGCGGCTGCGCTCATATTGTTGTTTTCGTTCGCGGACCTGGCGGACCACATCCGCCATCGACACATTCACGTTGAGGTCGATCGGCTTGTCGTGCACGTGGTTGATGGTCTTCACGGGTTCGCCTTCGTGCTGGTTGTGGAGGTATTTGCGCGTGTCGAGCGCGATCCGCTGATCTAGGCTGTCCCAAAAACGACGCCACCCGGCAACATCGATCGGATCGCCTTCCTTTGGTGGCAGTGCATTAAGTTTTTCAATGAGTTCACCGGAACGGATACGGCCTTTAATGGTGCGGCCGTCGATCGGCTCGGGCGGTGTGATCTCACGTTTTTTTCTGCCTGCATTCGGACGCTTTCCCCCGCGTTTGTTCTTTTTCGCGGCCATTTGAAAAAAGCACTATTAATCAAATGATTTGGGCGGAATCAAATGCCGGCGGGAGGCCGTAAACCGATGAGCCGCCAAGGAGTTAAGGGCACAATCGGCGTTTTCGGAATCAAATAGGAAATCAAATGGGACCGGAAAAACGCCCATTTTTACGCCGCTAAGTTGTTGATTTTTCATTTCGGTCGATATGAAACGCGCCTACTAGGCGGTTTTCCGCTGTTTTTGCCGCCAGCGCGTGGTGCGGCTCGGGCCGCGCTTCGGGTCAATCTTTCGACCAGGTAACCGGCCTTCCGATCGAGCCAGGGCGAGGCCGGCTTTAGTGCGCTCCGCAATCACATTCCGCTCAAATTCTGCGAACACGGCGAGGATCCCAAAGATCACTTTGCCGATCGAGCTGGTGAGGTCGAAGTTATCACGCTGGCAGATGAACGAGACTTTCGCGGCCTGTAGTTCAGCAATGAGGCTGTGCAGATCCAGCACCGACCGACCGAAGCGATCGAGGCGCCACACCACCACGGCGTCGATGTCGTAGTTTCCGGCTCGCACATCGCGCATCAGTTTTTGTAGTTGCGGCCGCTGCATGTTCTTGCCGCTGGCGCGATCCACATATTCGGCGATCACTTTATGGCCCTCGCGCTTCGACCATTCCCTCAGCTCACGGAGCTGCACTTCGGGATTCTGGTCGCGCTTCTGATCCTCGGAGGGATTTATGCGGGCCAACTTCGATACGCGGGCGTAGAGAGCGACGTTCATCGCACGCAAACCCACACATAGCCGGCCAGGCTGAGCGGTTTCTTTCCGAGAAGCCTACACCAGGCTGCGTAGCGTTCGTAACGAGCTTTGAAGGTGGGGAGCATTAGCGGCCTACGACCGCCGCAAACTTGTGGCCCAGCTCGATGCAATCAATCAGGCTGTTCGCCATCCAGCCGAGCATTGCTCCTTCGAGGCCCAGAACGAAGGTCAGAAACCACATCTTCAACTTCTGATCGTGGAGGCGGTCGAAGGCGATCTCCACATCACCCAGTAGTTCTTCGCGGGTGCGGTGCTTGTAGGCGTCCCGCCAGTCGTCCGGGATGCGGCGGAATGTCTTGGACCAGGCGTGCATGGACTTCAGTTAGCCGATCGCAGCCAGGCGCCGGGTTGCCAGCACACTCTCAATGCACTCGCGGGCGTAGTCCTCCGGTGTCATGGTCAGGTCTTCGTCCAGCTCCGCCGAATCAAGCGTGGCGATCACCAACTCCTCGTGGAGTTTTCCCGAGATTGTGATGGTGATGCGCTGCATGGTGCTCTCACGCGGTTGCCGCTCCCGCGTATTGCTGGAAGTCGGCTGGCGTCGTAGTTACTAACTGGATTTTCGGTTTCGGCCCCACCCAGCGCAGGCCGGGGATTTCGCCGGTAGTGAAGCCGAGCTTCGAGATCGCCACCGTTTCGACTCTTTGCGCCCGTTCGCCGAAGTAGAGCAGCTCGCGGCAGATGATGCCTCGAGCTGGAGACGACGGATCAACCCAGTCGGCGCGGCCAGCGTTCACCTGCTCTGTCACGTAGAACAGGCTCTTTTTGAGGAAGGGACGGTCCACGGAGGGGTTCGACCGTCGAGCGAAGACAGGAATTCTCATGGGGTTCTGCGGTATGCGCGGCTGCGACGCGCCGGCGGGCGTTCGAGCAGGTGTGCCTGGGACCACGGGGACGACGGAAACAGTCCTGAGAGTGGCTTAAAGAAGGGAAGGGAAGCAAGTTACCGAAGTGAGAAGGACTTTAGATTCGAAATCACGAAGAATGATGGTCTACGAAGTGCGTCTCCAAATGTGCTGGGACTTTGTTTTTCACCCATATGCGAAACAGCACTTTTCGGTGACACACTGGGCAGCGTTGTTCGATTTTATCAACGCCAGGAGCGGTGGGCCGCGATACCAACCCTCTGCGACACGCGCCACAGCGCCATTTGATTCCGCCCCCTTTGACCGGAAATGCAGTTGCGAGAACTTCGACGCCGGAATCGAGGATTGTAAGAAAGTCCATCATCATGAATTATATCCTCTACGAAGTGCGGCTCCGTGGTGAGGGGCTTCCGGGGCCAGCTACCCACGGTCAGGCTTGCGGGTGGTGGGTCTGTAAATCTCATCGATTCGTCTGCCCCAGTGGTCGTAGAGCATCGGCGGCGCGAGTTGATATTGGATCATCTCCGCTTCGGCGGCCCGCATCAATTCCATACGTTCACGCGCCCGATATATCTCCCACATTT